CTTGCCGTCCCCGCCATCGTGCATTGCCGCAAGGTGCTTGCCCATCGAAGCGTGATGCTCAAGAACCGCTCCGAGGTGCGCCTTGTGCTCCGCACTCATCTTTTCCAACTTATCGACGCGGTCAATAAGGCCAGTGGCCTTTTCGAGCAACGCCGTTTGTTCCGGTGTCATAGACTCGTCTCCTTCTGATTTTGAGATTAGTTCCTGGCCTTCTTCCTCCGCGAGGTCTGTCAAAATCGACACACCCTCCGTTAACCACTCCTTCAGGCGCGCAGGAATATCCGAACCATCACCTTCCCATTCCGCCTCAGCTTCGAGGCAGGACTGGACGGAGTAAATGGTTTGCAGGAGGTCGGCCATGCGGCCGACATCCCACAAAGACTTTGCAACCTTTTCGCTCGACACCTCGACGCCGAACGACTTCGCTTTCGCGTCGATCTTCGCCTTCGCCGCTTTCTTCTCTTCCTCGCTCATGCCCTGCGTCTGATTGAACCGCGCGAGTGCGTTGCGAACGTGCGATGCGTCGTGGATGGGCAGCTTCCAGGTCGAGGTATCTTCCGGGTCACCAACATGCGCGAAGTCCGAAGCGTGCAGTTCCTCGCCGCTCACAGTCTTCGTTTTCGCTGCCTTCTTCAGTCCCACGAACTTCCGCATCTCTTCGCTGCCGTCGGCTTTGATGGCGGTGAACGTCGCGCCATACATGCAGGGATTGTCCACAATGGACAGTTCGGCAGTCGATGCGGTATAGCGGGTCGTGTCTCCGTCGGTCCACTTGCGGACGTAACGGCCGCCCAGAGAGAATCCCGTATAGACGCCCTCTTGGACTTTGGCCCATTCGTTGTCGTCCACGACCTTGACGACAACAGGAATCTTTTTGTTTACGTCGTCGAACTCCAACGCGACGACTTTGCCTGCGGCCACGCTGCCGTGCATCACGCGCACGTTGCCCAGGCTCTTGCCATCCGTGGCCTTTTCGATCCCTTCGCTCCATTTGCGGATGTAGGGCTTCGAGGTCAGGTAGTCGAACGTTTCCCCGGCCTTGTCCTCGACTTCTTCAGCCATGATGCCGTGGATCTCGCGCTTCTCCAGGTCCACCTTGACCAGCGGGATAAACTTGCGAAATTCGGTTCTCATAGATTTCTCCGTTGACTTAGGTCCTGCTACTCCGTTGGCCTGCGCGAATGCAGACGCCTCTGCGTCCTTGTCGCTTTTGCCTTCCTTCTTTGCTTTCGCGTGCGCGCTATTCCACACGTCCAGCCATTGCTTCCGCTTCTCCTTTAGAACATAGGAGGGAACTTCGCTGGTCGATGAGTAGGGCATTGTTCTACTTGACGCTGATTCCACCACGCCTGCGTGTCACAGTTCTGACTCCTGCTAAACTCCCTGTGACGATTGGCTTCTCGACGACTACCGCGGGTTTGAAGTTCTTTCGCGCTTCGCCCGTCAGAATCTTTCCCACGCGCTGCATGATCTCCTCAGCTTCGGCGTCCGTCACTTCGCTAGGATGCGCATCACAGGTATCGACCGTGCCGCACACTTCATGCACGATGGCGTGAACCCGACCCGCCAACTGTTCGACTGTCATCATTCTTCGTTATCAGTTGAGTACGTTATAATTAAATCACACACGCACGAAGGATGGAACGGGGGACCGTCGTCTCCTGTAGAGAACAGATCATCCAACTCAATTTCGCCGTCTGCTTCGGCGTCATCGCACTCGTCCTCTCCTTCATGCATACTTCCCAGAATGACTGCCTTCTTCATCTCGACGCCAGTGCTGGCCGCGCCCAGCAGCGCGCCTTGAATCTGCGCCTTCGCCAGTTCCGTCCGTGCAATCATCTCGGCGCGCGTTTCACTGAACTGGAAGGAATCCGCAATCGAATCTTCCAGCGCCTGCGGTCCCAGTCCATCTTCAAATGCCCGGGTCACGGTGTCGCGCAGAGCATCGCGCGTGGTGTCCGTGATGGCCCAGCGCGGATTGGGATTCTCGATCAGTGTGTCGCCGTCCCACTTCATGCCCACCATTTCCGCGGCACGGTCCCGAGCAAAATCCACTGCCGCCTGATTCACCTGATCGAACACCGCCTTGTCCGTCACGCCCACTTCCACCAGCACATCGCGTGCGACTTCCTGGGCTGTTTCCTCGATGGCCGATTGCGAGGAAGTAACGATCGCGTCCCATTCGAGTTCTATCGACCGCATGATGCGGTCAATTTCCTCCTCATCCGTCTTGGTGACTTCGGCATAGTGGTCCGCCACCTTCGCAGCGATAGCCTTGCCCTGCTTCTTCAGGAAGCGCCCTAGTACCCCTGCCAGCCGGCCGATCCGCTTCTCAACCTGCGCCGGCAGCTTCCCTGTCGCTACCACAATCTTTTTTTTTTCAGCTTTGGCCAGCGCCAGCGCAAACTTGTTCGCAACCTCCGCAGATTTGGCCCTAGATTCGCTCAGGGGCGCCTTTGCAGGGGGTGCCTTGGCTCCTGGTACGCCGCCGTTTGCTCCGTTCGCTGGCGGCAGCATGGGCTTCGGCGCGCCCGGTTTCACGCGCCCATCGCCGCTCTTCACGTCGTCCAGCATGATCGGGCCGGTTTGGGTCAGGATAAACGGGCCAATGCCCCAAGGCTCCTCGCCATCGCGGATGCGGAGCTCGTCCACGGAACTTTTCCCACAGCTTATGTAGATTTTGTCGACTTGCGCCTGCACCAGCGGATCAACTTCAACGTCATCATCGAAGGATGCCTCAATGTCAGGGTAGTTCAAGTACTGCGGTGCCTGGATCAGATAATTCAGTTTCTCCAGAATCCAGACCTTTGACGGCTCGAAACCTTCTTCCAGCGCCTGGCGCTGCTGCTGCTGGCCGCTGGCCCGGTTCATCATCTTGACGAATGCCGTAGGCGGCAGCGAGAAGCAGAACGCCACGATACGCGCACGCCATTCCTCGAACTGGTCGAGCAGCATATCCTTCTTGGCGAAGGTAATCTGGCCCGGGCCTTTTTCTCCCAATGAAGGGATAAACCGCAACATCCGGCGTGCCGCCAAGTTGCCTTCTAGGGCTGCGTCAAATGCGCGCTGGAACCGCTCGATCTGGTCCGGTGACCAGTCGGGCGGAACCTGAGCAATCGCATCTGGAATGGTGCCCGAGGTGTACTCGGCCAGCCGCGAAACATCACGGCGCAACCCTAGATTGATCATGAAGATGATCTGCTCGACTGGGCTCATGCCATAGACGCGATGCGTTCTCAGGTTGCGCGGCATGTAGACCAGTTGGTTCGTGTTCAGGTCGCAAAGAATCTGACCCTTCACGATCTGTTGATAAGCTGTGAATGGAGCCTTCGGTGTGGTGCCGTCGGGCCCGAGGCGGATGCCGATGGTGCCGCCGTCGGTGGGAACGAACCGCGTCACTTTCTGAGTCTTTGAATCACGTCCGACGAGCAAACTGGCGCAATCGGCTACGAGTTGATCCTCGAACCACAGCCTCGTCCATTCGTGGAAATCGTGCTCGCCGTCCGGCCGCTCGAAGAACTTGCGAACGTCATCCACGCGGGAATCATTCTTGCTGCGCTTCTTTACCTTCGAGTCCGGTTCGTCTGCGTCCTCTTTCTTCAGCCCAAAGTGAATGACCAGCTTCGACACTTGGTCCTTGCGCGTCTCGATGCAGGTCCGGGTCAGATAGTCCGTGTCGGCCAACATGCGCAACTGCTCGAAGGAGATTCCTTCGTAGCTTCGCGGCATGTACGAGATATTATAACCGACCGGATAATCCAGCCGACGCGGTTCGCCATCGGTGACTGTCGGCTTCAGCGGCGGCAGGGGCGACATGAAAACGTCATAGTCCGCCCGGGACATTGGCCGTGGAATGATGCTGGTCTTCGGAACGCTCATTTTAGGTCAGACCGAATGTGTCCTTTACGCCTTCGACGTACTTCTTCTCTTCTACCCGCGAAATGTAGCCGCGTGCGAACGTCAATTCCGCTGCCGCTTTTTCGAGGGCTGCATGCTGGTCGGCTTGAATCACGACGTGGCCCGCGGGCACATGCTCCAACGTGCATCGCCCTTCGAGATCAACTCGGCCAATGAGAACTCTCCAAGCGAAACCGATTCGCGCCAGAATCGTTGACACTTTTTCCTCCTATTGACTTACTGTG